ACCTAACGAACGTTAGCTTGATTTGTACGGGAGGACGGTCATGGCAGAGACAACCAGATTTGTGGGCTACGTCAGGGTTTCCACGGCGCGACAGGGCCGCAGCGGTCTTGGCCTTGAGGCTCAGCGTCAGGCGATTGCCGACTACGCCGCTTCCGTCGGGGGCGTTGTCTCTGCCGTGTACTGCGAGGTCGAGAGTGGCAAGAAGGACAACCGCCCTGAGCTTGCCAAGGCTTTGAAGCAGTGCCGTCTGACCGGGAGCAGGCTGCTGATCGCGAAGCTGGACAGACTGAGCCGCAACGCCGAGTTCCTGCTGCATCTCCAGAACAGCCACACTCCTTTCGTGTGCGCGGACATGCCCGGCGCCGACGAGACCACCGTGGGCGTGATGGCGGTCATGGCGCAGCGCGAGCGCAAGGCCATCTCCGAGCGCACCAAGGCGGCGCTGGCCGCCAAGAAGGCGAGGGGCGCACGGCTTGGCTGTCCTCTTGGCGCCAGAGCTTTCGGCGAAAACTGCCACGGCGAGGCCGGACGCGCTGCCGTTGTCGAGAACGCCAAGCGCCGGGCTGAGGAGCTTGCCGACGTGGTGCTGGCCTTGAGGGGCGAGGGCCTGTCGCTTGCCAAGGTCGCCGGGCGCATGACCGAGCTGGGCTACAAGACGGCGCGAGGAGGCCAGTGGCATGCTTCGACCGTCAAGAATCTGCTCGACCGCATCGAGGCCAAGTAGGTCGCATCGAGACTGAGGAGGCTCTCCGGGCTAACCGGGGGGCCTTCATCGTCAAGGAGGTCTTCATCATGGACGGCATGCACAGGGGCATCACGGTGCGCGAGGCCGCCGGAGACGCGGCGGACATGCTGTGCTTCCTTTCCGACGCGCTGACGTCGGGGCCGACGTCGGGCTTGGAGGCGGCCAGCAGGCGGGGGCTTGGCAGGATCCTTGAGGACGTCGCCGTCATGCTCGCCGAGGCCGTCATGCAGGAAGACGGGAGCGCCCCTGCGAAGCCTTCGGCGGTCGGCATCGAGGGGCGCTGAGAATGGCGAAATGCATCTACCCAACAATGATTGGAAACTGGTGCAGGCGCATTGTGCCGCCAGCTGGGCAGGGGTTCAACGGTCTGCCTGCATTTGCGCTTCGGGCTGACGGCAGATAAGGCGTTGCTCATGGAAAAGGAGGTGGTGTCATGGAAAAGCTGAATCCAAAGCAGAGTCGCTTTGTGCTGGAGTACGTCGTGGATCTCAATGCGACGCAGGCCGCAATCAGGGCCGGATATGCCGCCGGGAGCGCCGACGTGACGGGTTCGCGGCTGCTAGAGGATGCTAGGATTTCTCAGGCAGTGAAGGAGGCCGTCGAGGCCCGGGCAAAGCGGACGCTGGTGACCGCCGACTACGTCGTGACCCGGCTCAAGGACGTTGCCGAGAAGTGCATGCAGCTGAGGCCAGTGGTGAACGGCAAGGGAGAGCAGCTTGCCGGGCCTGACGGTCAGCCGTGCTGGACGTTCGACAGCCGGGGCGCGAACCGGGCGCTTGAGCTGCTGGGCAAGCATCTGGGCATCTTCACCGAGCGCGTCGAGGTCGCAGGGTGCCTCAACATGGAGCTGCTGGAGGAGGCCCGGAGGAGGGTTTCCAATGGACGCTAGAGACCAGCTTTCCTCCGACGTCGGCGGGTTCGCGCATGATCCGCTTGGGTTTGTCCTGTACGTTTTCAGCTGGGGCAAGGGCGAGCTTGCCGGACACCAAGGCCCGGACGCTTGGCAGCGCGACGTTCTTGAGGACATAGGGCGCAGGCTTCGGGACGGCGGGGCGCTGGGCGACGCAATCCGCGAGGCCGTCGCGTCGGGCCACGGAATAGGCAAGTCTGCCTTGGTGGCGTGGATTATCCTCTGGGCATTAGCGACATGCCCGGACACCAAGGGCGTCGTGACTGCCAACACCGAGGCGCAGCTGCGGACGAAAACTTGGGCCGAGCTGGCGAAGTGGCACAGGCTCTCCATCGTGCGGGACTGGTTTGAGCTGACCGCAACGGCGCTGATCAGCCGCATGCCCGGGCACGACAAGACATGGCGCGTGGATCAGGTTCCTTGGTCGGAGCGCAACACCGAGGCGTTTGCTGGCCTGCACAACAAAGGCAGGCGCGTTCTGCTTGTCTTCGACGAGGCCAGCGCAATCCCCGACGTGATCTGGGAGGTGTCCGAGGGCGCTCTGACCGACTCCGACACCGAGATCGTCTGGTGCGCGTTCGGCAATCCGACTCGCAACACGGGAAGGTTCAGGGAATGTTTCGGGCGCTTCCGGCACAGGTGGACAACGCGCCAGATAGACAGCCGGACGGCAGCCATGACCAACAAGGCTCAGCTCAGCGCATGGGTCGAGGACTATGGCGAGGACAGCGATTTCGTGCGGGTGCGCGTCAGGGGCGTCTTCCCCCGAGCAGGTTCCAACCAGTTCATCCCGTCCGACATGGTGGCCGCAGCCAGAGGGCGCGAGCTTCGGCCTGACCAGTACAGCATGATGCCGCGCGTCCTGAGCGTTGACGTCGCGAGATTTGGCGAAGACCAGACGGTCATCACGCGCAGGCAGGGGTTGCAGTGCTTCCCGCAGCAGAAGCTCAGAGGCGTGGACACCATGACGCTGGCTGGCATCGTCGCCCAAGTCTGCCATGAGTGGCAGCCGGACGAGGTCTTCATCGACGGCGTGGGCGTCGGCGCTGGCGTCGTGGACAGGCTCCGGCAGCTGGGGTTCTACGTCACAGACGCGCAGGCCGGGGCGAGGGCGCTGGATCCCGCGAAGTTTGCCAACCGCCGTGCAGAGATGTGGGGCAAGATGCGCGATTGGCTGGAGCAGGGGGGCAGCATCCCCGACGATCCCGAGCTGGAGGCCGACTTGACCGGGCTGGAGTATTCCTTTGCCGCCAGCGGGGCGCTGCAGCTGGAGAAAAAGGAGGACATGAAGAAAAGAGGGTTGGCCTCCCCCGACTGCGCCGACAGCTTGGCGATCGGCTTCTATGCGCCAGCGACGAGCTTGCATGACGCGCTGGAAGCTCAGGCGCGGATCAACGCGAAGCCCTACAGCGTTTTCGGCGACTGGCAGGGCGAGTCGTAGAGCGAAACTTGTCCTGCTGATAGTCAATCTCTCAGGGTGGCAATGCCACCCCTGCAATGAGCGCATCCGCAGTAAAATGCCAAGACGGCCCTTCTGTTTCGGGCGTCTTGGCATTTTACTGCGAACGAAAGGATTGACGTTTTCGGGTGCTGGAAAGTTTCGCCATTGTCCTGCGGACTGCCATGGCAGGCGTTCAACCAGCTCAGGTTTGAGCCGGTTCAGCCTCCTCAATTCTGAGGGCGCTCAACGCGCCCAGACTTGGGCTGGTTCAGTCTCCCCAGATTTTGGGAGATTGATTTCTGCCGACACTGCGGAACGCCAAGGCGGGACTGAATCCAGATCTGGGCTGAGCGTCCGGCGCATGCTCGTCGATGGCGCCGAGGACGTCGCCGGGCGTCTTCTGCCTGTTTCCGGGCGAATCGGCGGGGGCTGCCAAAAGCCGTCGGGCAACGCATGCTGACGGCAGCCGGGCAATCCCGCCCGGACTCAAGCTCATCCATGTGGAGGTTTCGCCATGGAAAAAAAGCCTAGCTTCACCCCGGCATCCCTTCTCGCTCTGCTCTCTGTCCTGATCCGCCGTCACGGCGGCCTGCGGCTCAGCGAGAAGGACACAGCGACGCTTGCCAACGTCATGGGCTGGATCGCCGATAGCATCGAATCCGGCTGTCTCGTCGGCGACGTCGCCATTGCCGAAGTCCTGATCGGCAAGCTTGCCGTCGTTAAGTAGCGCCTTTGGACGGGGTCGCCGGACACGTTGGCGGCCCCGTCGTTTTTTGCCGTTCAAACTTCATCCGCCGCTTCCAGTTGCCGGGCCGGGAGCAGGCCGTGCTACGGGTCAACCGTTCAAGCTTCAACAACATTTTGCGTTCAAGTTGCCGTTGTGGTGGAGGCCGGGCGACCGGGCAGTAGCACGATCGGAAAGGCCTTCAAGCGGGGCGTCGAGCTGTACTTGAACCCGGCCCTGACGGTGGTCGGCAGCCGCTTCGCGGCATCCAGTCCCGGGTCGCCCTGCCCTGCCGACGTCGCGGACAAGGCTTTCGCCGGAGCATGCCGAATTTTGCGCGAGGATGCCCGTAGACGGCTTTGGAGGCCGCATGCCGGGAAAACTCCATGCCGGACTCGCTGACGCTTGGACGGGCGTACAGAGGCCTGCTGAATGCTGGCGCGACCGTTCCAGATAGCGGAACAGACTGGCCTGCGTTTAGTTCGGCTCCCGTACAGGGAGCAAAACCGTCGCCGGATAACGGCTTGCGACGGGCTTCCGGCGTCGGCGCATGGGGAAATTACCCAGAATTTTACCCACGGAACCGATCTTGCTGGAAGCCGATTGATGCCCGTTCAATGCCGTTTGACTACCTGTTCGATATGGGATAGCTGGGAAACACACCATGAAGGAGGCAGTGGCATGACCGAGGACAGAAAACCAGACTGGCCGCCGACTATCGGCCTGAGCGTCGAAGAGTGCGCCGCCGCTCTTCGCGTAAGCGAGGACGCCGTGCGCGACGCGATCAGGCGCGGGGGACTCCCCGCCAAGCGCATCGGCAAGGGCTACCGCATCGACGTGGACGCTCTCAAGGCATGGCTCGCCAATGGTGGTGCCGACGCTGAGGACGGAGACTAGGGACGATGCTCCGCAAACGACAAGGCCTGTAAGGCAACAGATATCGCGAGGAAAAAATGGATTATCCAGTAGCAACCAGTCTTGTATACTGCATAGACAAGGAAAAAAACGTTATTTCTATCGTCGAGAGCGAAGGGGATGAATATCTAAATATTGGCCCTTTTATAGACGCTTCCTATGATGACGATGCCTACGAGTATATACTTACATTCCGATGTGAAGACGGAATCCTTGCCGAAGCCAGAATAGACGTCGACGAAGCACACGGCATGACCTACGCTGAGCTTGGGCGGTGGCTTGCTGAATCCGGCTATCCAATGGCTCCCGGCTTAGCCTACTTCATGGGCCTTTTTCTCCACAACTGGCTGGGGCAAGCAACAAGCTGAACACAAGCGCCCCTGCATGGCGCTGCGAACACCGTACAGGGGCTAACCACAAGCACGATGGAGGTGCTTTATGGCTGACACTGAGAATACCGCCGCAAGCGTCAAGGAGCTACTGGACAGGGCTGTCACGGCGCAGAACAAGGCGCTGGAGACGCTGGACTTCCTTCGCCGGAGCCTTGAGCAGACTACCGAGCTGAAGGAGACGGAGATCGACGGCCTCAGCAACGTCTTGGGCTACGTCCGGCAGCAGGTTGATGAAGCCGGGGACGCGACCGACAGGGCCACCATGAAGGTGCGGTCGGAAGGCTAGGGCGTCGATGTCGGCTTGGTGAATGCTGAGAAGGGGACATCCCCACGGTCTAGACAGCGGACGCCAGAAAATCCGAACGCCCTTTGTCGGTTTGGTGATTGCCGTGCAGGGGGCGTTCGCTGGTGAAGTGAATCTTCCTTTCCCGATTGAATCGACGAGTTCTATGGCGTCGCCGTCGGAAATGACATGCAACGTCGGGAACGGCGAGCGAGCTTCTACGGCAAGCCTCAGAAAATAAAATGCTTTCCAGCAGGGAAAATATCTGTATGCCTTCTTGAGTCACCCAACCTCTTTCGTTATGGTTCAGCAGTCAGGGACGTCAAGGCCGTCTAGGTCAGCGACAAAACTGGCAAATTCAAACGCCGAAAAAACAAGAAGGGAGGGTGTAGCGACCCCCCCTTCTCCGGCAAAAAACATCAATGAGCGGTTCCTTTTCTGCCGTATGTGTGCTTGGCTTCGACTGTTTTACCTTGCCGCCCCCAAGGGCTGCAAGTGTTTTGCTGTAACGGCGCTATGTGCCGTAAACAGCTGTAGTCGTTTTCGCATGGGCAGAGAGGAGCCGGAGGAGCAAAAAGATGATCGTCTCCGCAGACTCCATTCCCGCCGTCATATCGCCCAAGCAGTTCGCCGCGCTGACGGGCATGAACACGCGCACCGTGGCATCCATGTGCGCCAGCGGTCGGCTCCCGGCTAAGAAAGTTCCCGGCAGCAGGCTGTGGCGCATCTCCGGCGCCACGGTCAAGGCATGGCTGCAAAGCCTCAACGCTGATCCCGCATCCCAGCACGAGGATGAGGGTGCGCGTCATGGAGACTAAGGCATACCTGACGCCGGGCGAGTTCGCCAAAGCCATCCAGACAACCGGGGAGGCCGTGCGCCGCATGTGCCGACAGGGTCTTCTCGCCGCCCAGAAAACGCCGGGCGGGGGACGCTGGCGCATCAAGGCCACCGAGCTGAACCGCTGGCTGACTGGCTTCCGTGACGGAAAGGAGGCGCACCATGAGTGCTAGGCCTGCAAGGCAGCCTCTGACCAGAAACGAGCTGGAGGCGAGGGCGCATGCCGTCCTCAAGGAACACGGCCTAGTTGCCGAGCAGATTGAGTTCGACGGCGACGTCCACAGATGCGGCACGGAAGACAGACCCGGAGGCAAAAGCGGCTGGTATGTCGCCTTCGCAGACGATTGGCCCAACATCATCGTCGGGGACTGGCGTCAGGAAGGAGCCGAGGGCAAGACCGTTCCGCTGTACGACGAGAAGATACCGCTGACGCCGGAGGAACGCCGGGAACGGGATGCGGCATGGAAACGCCAGCGCGACGAGAAAGCCGCCCGAGACGCCGAGCGGCGCATGGATGCGGCCAACAAGGCGAAGCGCATTGTGTCCCAAGCGAAAGACGCCGGGGCCGACAACGCCTACCTTGCCAGCAAGCGGGTTCCCGCCGTCCCGGGACTCAAGACTGCGGGTTTCTGGTATCCAGACACAACCAAAACTGAGAAAAACGTTCTCGCCGTGCCTCTCATCAATGCACATGGTGAAGTTGTAAACTGTCAAAGGATTTACGCTGACGGCACCAAACGATATATTCAGAACGGAGAAAAGTCTGGAACTTACTTTAAAATTCCTGGGAGTGTAAAACTCTGCAAGGCTGTTTATGTTTGCGAAGGTCTTGCAACAGGAATATCTATAAGTGAAGCTACAGGGTGTAGCGTTATATCGTGCTGTGATGCAGGAAATATACTTCCTGTTCTCAAGTCGCTTGTGGCTGTCGGAAAGTTAAATCCGGAAAAAACACAAATAGTGATCGTGGCAGACAACGACTGGAAAACGGCGCAGAAGCTGTTTGTCGAGGCTCAGGCAAAAGGCAAGGCGTCCGGCAAGGAAGTCGCCGACTTCAACCCCGGGGTTGTGAAGGCGAGAAGGGCCGCCGAGGCCATTGGCTGCATGTGGTGCAACCCCGTTCCCGACGGCCTCACGCTCCCCGACGGCAAGGACGCCAGCGACGTGAACGACCTTTTCCAGTGGGAACTGTGGAGGGCCGAGGGCGACGAGGCCATACGGGATCCCCGGGACAGGGCCGTGGGCAACGTGCGCTGCAGGCTGTTCCAGCTCATCCCAAGCCAGCCGGAGGCGCCGGACGTCCAGCGCGAGGAGCCGGAGCCTCAGCAGCAAAAGCTGGTCGGCTTCGACTTGCTGGACTCCATCGAGCAGTACAGGCCGGGGGCCGGAGTATTCCAAGACTCGCCGCCGCCGCCGGACTACTGCATCGCGCCGCTGATTGAGCGCGGAGACGTGGCCTGCGCCGCCGGGCCGGGAGGCGTCGGCAAGTCGCTGGCGTACATGCAGGCCGTCTTTGCCTGCGGGACAGGGACTCCTTGGCTTGACTCCTACCACACTGGCGAGCCGGGCCAAAGCTGGTACATCTCAGGCGAGGACTCGCTGCGGACAATGCGCCGACGGAGCAGGGCCTGCATGGATCGGCTGACTCCCGAGCAGCAGGCTCTCGCCACGGAAAACGTGTATCTCCTTCCATTGCATGGAGGAAGTCCTCTGTTCAGGGAGGACAGACTCAGCGGCAAGGTTGTCTACGACGGGGGCTGGAAGCCTTTCAGCGAGGCCGTTCTAAGCCGCAGGCCAAAGCTGATAGTGATAGATCCGTTTTCTGCCGTAACTTACATAGATACATCGAAAAATGAATTGATGGCGCAATGCATTCATATGCTTGCAGATTTAGCTGAGGACGCGAACACTACTATTATATATCTTCACCATGTAGTTAAAAAACCTTCAATTCTCAGAGAGAAGAAGGAGATGCTTGAAACAAT